ATTCGACCGAACGTCACGAAATACGACCGCCTCTATTGGATGCAAGGGAGTTAAGATGTTCTAACACCCCGCTTCTTCGGAACCACTTTCCAGGGAACCTTAGAAGATTTCATCGGAGTACCAGCCGACGGTGATTTACTTGACATCCACAGGGAAGGAGATCTCAACCACATTCTGGAGAAAATGGCTACCTATAACCATAGATTGGTAGCTGCTTTCCAGAAAGCCACTAGACCAGACCGATTCCCCGTGCCTCTACAACCTGCCGTTGTAGCTGGCCAAATTCGACAGCCTGTTGTTTTACCCCTTCAACTCGCTTATTGTGATCGCCTTCTAGCTGACATCACGCAAAAATTCTAGAGTTGCTTCGACCCTAGAGTCTCGCGTTGGAGTACCTTCTTCTTTGATAGTCACTACTACTTCACCCCCGAAGAACTTGCACGTGAACATTGGTTCAAACGTTCAATGCACATCGCTTATGTCACAGGTGGAAACTTTTTCCCCCTGGCTGGACATTACATGTTGCCGAACAACGAAGGTTCTTACGTAGCTGAACGTGGCAGGATCATGATGAATACCCGCGGAGGAGATGAGCACTACGAGCACGCCCATAACAATTACGACTAGGCAACTTACTCGTTTCACTCCGGCTGGTATACTTGGTTTTCGGACAACATTCCTTACAATATCCTTCACACCAGGATTAGGATGGTCGAAACTCCAAGAGGTGGCAGACAAACTTCCATCTAATAGGAGTTCCTTCGCAGATACCTTGCGCGCGTAGGAGCTACCACCACGGCAATAATTGCGCAAAGGTTTACCATCCCAGCACCAACACAAATCCAACTCATGACCTCACTGGGAGAGTTCTAGAGCATGACTAGCTTAAGACATTACTTGAGCTTGACAACTGACAGGTCTAAACCCATGTCCGTAGTTGTTAAGTTTAAGAAATGGTGGTCAATGTTCTACGAACCAGTCGTTTTCGAAATGAACGACTGGGATCGCGATGGTTGGGACAGACTAGAGGGAGACCGTTTCTTCTTCTGGAAAAAGATACCTTTCGCCGAGGAACTCAACCTGATACCCCAATCAGCTGAGGACCCCAGAGAACGAGGCTTTGCTGACGCTGAATCTTACTAATTCGGCTCGGGACCCTCGATCGAGAAAGCGCGACCCACGGCGAGAGTGGATAAAGTGAGGGCAACCTAACCGTTAGTGACAGGCAATACACTACCGGAATAGATCCTCCCAATCTGGG